TGCCCGCCATGATCGTGACTTCGGTGTATTCGGTGACACCAAAAACATGCTCCGTATCGAGCGGCCATGTGAAATCATTCACGACATCTGCCGCCCACCCGGTAATGGTGAACGCCCCGGTGAAGCGGATACGGTAGACGCCGCCCGGCTCCATGTTGTTGAGGGTCATCGTCGTGACAGCAGCCGTCAGCGTGATCTCCCGGTACGCGCCAGCCGCATCGAAATCCACGGTTAAGACGCCCGCCGCCTGAGCATCATCGGTCTTCGGCGTGTAATACTGCTGGTTCGTCCACGGCTGCTTCGTATTGAGGAGCGCGGTCAGGGCGCTGTAAGGCTGCACCGTAGATCCGACGAGTGCGTCCTGTGCCGCAGCCGTCCGCAGGCCGAGGCCCGTCAGAAGCGCCGCCGCGTTGGCATAACTCGCACCGGTGCCGCCATCAGTGAAATCGACGGGCAACGTAAGCGCATCGAGCAGGGCGATGTCATACGCCTCGGGATCCCCGGAGGCGTCGAACCGGAAGAATTTGTTCATGCGGTTGGCGACCGACGGGACGTCGCCGATGGAGGTTTCCGTTAGAGGGATCTGGATAGACCGGCTCACAAGGTCGAGGAGGCGCAGGAGCTGCCGGACGCGATTGTCGTGCATCGGCTCGAGTACGTCGCGTGGGCTGACGTTACCGGACCGGGGAAGGCGTGTCCCCTGTATGAAGTCCGGCTTCAGCTCGATGACGAGGCTCTCGTCGGTAAGGGGGGTGTAATCTGACGGGCTGGTATCGACGGTCAGGACACCGGCGTTACCGGTGTTTGCGCCGGTCAGGGTGTACTCTGTGCCCGCCGTCCATAAGGTCTCGGCAGCCGTAAGGTCGTCGACGAGGGTCACGGTCACCTCGGCGTCAGCGGCGAACGTGAAGCTGGTCGTGAACTCCGCTGTCGCGCCGTCGCCTGCGTGCACAATCTTGTTTACTTCTGATGGGACCGTCATTCCTTAATTCTCCTCATCCCGTTTGTCCGGGCCGACAATAAATTGCCAGTAATTAAAGTCGCGGCCTCCCTCGTCGTCGTACTTATCGAAGGCTTTTACCACGCGATTGAGCTGTGTGGAAGGTATTCTGCCGGTCCACCAGCCGAGCAGGGCGATCGCCTTCTGCAGCGTTTTGGCGTCCATATCCTTCTCACCGGCGATGAGCTTGTGCAGCTCCGTCACAGAGTTTGCCGTGCTCTCGCCTATACTGGCGAGCGGTGTCGGGCTGTACCCGTACTTCGAGAACGCGCCGCTGACGAGATCTCGCGCAACAGGAACCGTCGACCCGGCGAACAGCATCACCTTCATAGCGAGCCACTCCGGGTAGTCCTCGTCGTCGAAGTCCGGCGCCTCGAGGCGGAAGATCCCCTCGATTATGGAGGGCAGGACGTACAAGGTGAACGAGCCGACGAAGAGCCGGTACATGTATGACGCCGACATCTCGCGCTGGTTACCCAAGCGTCGCTGGATCCCGTAGAGCGTCGAGAAGAACGTCATGAACATCGTGACGGCCCGCGCGGATCCGCGTACAGACATAGCTGCCGCGAGATCCTTCGGTGAGCCACCACCCTGCGTCTTACCGAGCGTGCGATCGGCGAAGGCAACGGCGTCGGCTTGAGACAGTGCCTCCTTCAGACCCATGTTGTATGCGGCCAACCACGTCGGCATATCGACAGTCGCAAACTGCACCGCCGGGATCCCGATCAGAAGGAACCGCTGGATCTCCGACTTGGTACCCTTCATACCGCGCAGCTTCGATATAGCGTGCCGGACATCGCGATCGGAGTTCTCCATCCTGAACCGCAGCTCGGACGATGCCTCGAGCGCCTGCTTCCACGCGTCCCGATCGAACGCCTTCAGGACACCCTTGGCGAACGCGAGAGCACCCCGCCCCGGCTTGGCCTTACCATCGACCCCCAGAGCGAGCGTGTCGATCGATGTGAATACACCGAGGGGCTGCGTCAGCATTGTCGTCGCAGACGCACCCATGATGGCGACAGTCGCGTTATTACGCATATGCTCGACCATCTTACCGAGGACGTCGAACCGGTGGATCGTCCCCCCCTTCCCGCCGAGCGCCACCGTACCCACCCACGCCTGAAGGGCGGAGTAGTATTCAGGGCCGAAGCGGTTGACGATCGCGTTCTCGAGATCCTTATTCGCGAGCAGACGGTCGGCCTGCCGCACAGCCTCGTAATGCGTCACGAAGTGCGCGGTCTCCTGTAGCTTGCCGGGGATCCGCGTGAGGTCCAGAAGGACCGGCGCGGAGAACCCGGTGCGGGCCTTGGTCATGCCGGAGAACACAGACGCCTTTACCTGCTCAGACTGCATCGCCTCGAGCGCCGTCTTGTTCTCAATTTGCTCGCCCTGCGCGCTATCCGTCGGGTCGTACATCATGGGGATGTAGCCACCGGTGAGCGTGCCGTTGGGCAGCTCGACCTCCAGGGCGTCCATCCAGATAGGGGCCTCGCCGTGCTCCTTACGCCACACATCACCGACGGCGTCGCGTTGATCCTCGAACATCTGCCACAGCTGGTTGACGAACGCGATCTCCTCGGCGGTCAAGGTCTCCAGCACGGCGCTGACCTTCTCTTCGGTCAGGACAAGGGAGCCGTCGATACGGCTCTTCGTGGATCCCTCGATCATCTTCTGAAGGTTGCTCGCGTTGCCGGTGTTCGCTGCCATGTGGAGGATCTGTGCGCGCGACATGTTATGCCCTAGCTCGGGCACCCACTTCTTTTGGTTGAACGCACGGCGCGACGCGTCCGGCAATCCTTGGAAGGCAGCGTCGAAGTTCTTACCGAAGGCATAGATCATCCGGTTCTCTGCCATCTCGGCCTGCGCGAACGGATCGTAGAACGCGCGCTGCGCCGGGCCTTCAGGGGCGCCATCCATCATCTCCAGCAGGAACGACATCTTCAGGAGACCGGCGTCACCCCATGCGAGCGCATGCAGTGCCGGGTCGAACCACGCCTCCTTACCTGCGGCCCTGCGCGCCATGCGGTTGGTCTGGGGCAGGCGGTCCATGCGGGACAGGATGTGCGCGACCGCAAGCTCTCGGTCCACCCGCTTGCTCTCGATGATCAACTGCTTGGCGTTCCGGCCCTGCTTGTCGATGTTCTTGACCGCAGACACCAGCGCGTTGAACTGGTTCATCGTCAGCGTCTTCCAGTGAGGCATGCTGTCAGCCTCGAGGATCTCGTCCGGGATTATCAGGATGGCGCCGTCGCCCGCCTCGGCCCGCTTCACCCAAGAAGCGAACGCCTCGGCGTTGAACGCCTCGCGCTTGTTGTCAGATATGTCGGACCGCAGACGGTAGGCGCCGGTGATCTCGCGGATCTGCTCGAGATAATCCGCGTCCATATTATTCCATTTGTTCCGCTTCTCGAACCGGCGCAGATACTTGATGTGCGTGTCTGTGCTCTTGCGGGCAGCGATCGACCGGCGGGCCAGCTCGTGGTTCATGAGCTGCTTACGTTTGTGCGTGAACGCCTTCAGGTGGTCGCCCTTAGCCTCTGCGGCGGCAGAGGAGCGCGCCTCACGTACGGCGGTCGCGATGAACTTCGCTGGGTTCAGGAGATCCTTGAGGGGCGTACGCTCGAGGACGTTCAGGACGAGCTGCTCGACCGCCGCCTTGCTCGGAGCCGATCGGCCCGCCGCCTTGGCGAGGGCGTTAAGCTCAATGTCGATCGCCTTGAGGCGCGCCTCGTTATAGAGACGGTCTGTCTCGAAGTCTGCACCGGCCTCTTCAGGCTCGGCCATCTCGGTGCGGGTCAGCATACCCGCCTCCTCGTCGATGGCAGTCGCCGGATCCCGAAGGTTTGTCATAACTGTGAGCAGCTCGCTCGCCGTCTCGAAGCCGAGGTAGTTGGCGAGTTGGTCTGGCGATGTTGCCGTCTCCGCATCGTCGGTAAAAATATTACGGCGGTGCTTCGGAAGTGCGGCCAGCTCCTCTGCGGTGTGGTTCTCGAGGAGCTGCTTTTTGGAAAGGCGGCGGTTCGCCATACTGGAGGGCGTGTCGGCGTCCCGATGGCTGCCACGCGTAAGATACCAGAATGCGGCGTAGTCGGTCCGCGACCAAAGCTGCTCCTCGACAGACGCCCGGTTGTTCTCGAACGCCTTTTTGTATGCCTGCTCCTGCGTCTTCGCTTCCTCGACGGCGGAGCGCGCAGCTGTGTCTTCAGCAGCGATCGCGTCGGCCTCCGCCAGCAGTGCGTCATGCGCCGCTGCCTCTGCAGGCGTCATCAGCGCACGCATCTCCGGCGACAGGGATGATGTATGGAACTCGTTGAGGACGGCCATCTCCTCGATCTGGGCGTCCGTCGCCAGAAGCTTATCAAATATCGCGCTGATCTCCGGGTCGATCTCGGTACCCAACCGGCGCTGGCTGGTGACGCTCTCGTACACGAAGAGGAGCCACGAACGGAACTGGGCGAACGCCCGTCGAAGCGCGGTCGAGGGCGCCTTGCCCTCCTTGAGGTACGCCTCGAAGGCTTCGGCCAGCCGTTCCTGCTTGGCGCGCGCCTCGTCTCCGTAGAGTGCCACATCGAGATCCGCCGCCGTGCGGGCGCCTGCCCACCGGAGCATGGCGTTGTAGTTCTCGATCGTGCGCGTCGAGGCGTTGGGGAGCTGCGCCAGGCGTCCCAGCATCTCGACGAAGAAGTGCCCGCCCTCGTGCAGGAGGGTCGACAGGTCAGCCGTCTCGAACAGGTTGATCGTCAGCGTCTCCGGCGAGAAGGATCCGAGGGGACCGTCGAGGCGCTGGTTGACGAGGCTGGGGTCGGTCTGGTCCTGCGCGCCTTGATACAGGGTGCCGGGGTCGGCGGCTTTATTCCGCTCGTTGAAGTCTATCCGCTCTTGGCGGAGCTTTCCTCCTTGGCGATCAGCTTCCGTATCCGCTCCTGAGCTTCCCGCTCCGTCACCGGCTGGCTGAACGCCTCTTTTCCCAAGGAGATTGCTCGCTCCCTTGCTATTGGTTCCTTCATCTAGCGCACTCCCATGTTCATGCCAAAGGCGTTTCTCAAAGAACCAGAGGACGGCTTGAACGTCGCCCGGCTTCAAATCGTATTCGTGGGCCAGTTCCCCGGTGATGCGGAAAACGGCGTCACGCTCTGCGTCGTTATTTGGCTGGGCGGCGACACCCTCTTTACCGAGAGGTGCCTCAAACATACGACCGGTCCAGCGCCTGAACGTACGAGTATACCATAGATCGCTCGTGGTATCACCCGCTGATATATCGATGCCGTGCAGCCCAACAGTGTAGCGGCCCAGCTTGTCACCGAAGGCCAGCGCCCCGTAAGTGGGCGCACCGCCCTCTTCGGCTTTGGTGAAGCGCGGGTACTTGGCCTTGTAGGCGCCGCTCTCCCGCATAGCATTGTTGATGTCCAACGGAGACTGGACGTTCTTCATCCAATCCATCGCCTCCTGCAGCCCGCCCTCACGCTCGACCAGAAATTTCATGAACGTCAGCTGCTGGGTGTTTCCCGCATTACGGACACCCCAACCGACGTGGCGCCGGGGTACCTGCTTCTTGTTCTTCTTGTCGTAGAACGCCTCCGCCCACAACTGCGGCTCGCCTTTCAAAGGCACGCGGGTCGTCGGGATAACTCCGTCCTGAAGGAACAGCTCGAATGCCACGGCGGACGCTTCCCACGCCTGCGCCGGGTTCATACCGTTTGAGAATACGCCCGCGAACATTAGGTACAGATCGCGATGGCTCTTGTCTGTCAACAGCGTCGGAAAGATCTGGGCGGTGTCAACCAGCGCGTCAACGACGTCCTGCTCGTACCAGCCCACGCCGGAGTTGGGGCGCTTCATCTGGGCCTCCAGCTCGCTGCGCGCCATCTTCATTACTTCAGCGTGATGCGCCTCGTCGGTCTCCGGGGTCAACTGCGCGCCGTGAACCGCCTGATGGTTATCGTCAAAGGCCTTGCCGATGTCTTTGATCGTTACGGTCTTGCCCTTCGCGCCGCCGGTAGGTTCGACGGGGAGCGGGTTGCCAAACATGTGTGAGCCAGCCTGCTCGAGGATGTTGTCGCTGTCCGGGCTGAACGCACCGGAGTTCATTGTAGATTTGATCTGGCTCCCGTCAAATACGACGTACTCTGTCGCCGTGGACGGGTCTTGAATAATGATACCGTCGTACCCGAGATCCATCAGAGCGTTAGGGATCAGGTGCCCGAACGCGTAGTCGGTGAGGGCCGCGTCAACCTCATCTGCGGAGAAACCCAACTCCTGAGCCAATTGGGTATTCGACGCCACATCGCTCAATTCAGGTTTGAAGAAGTAAGGGTTCCGCATGCTGAGATATACCGGCATAACATTGCCGCCCTCGTCGTCGGCGAACTCGGACGCGTACCGACTGTCGGCGGTGAAGTAGGTACCGTCGCCGTACCACCCCTCGCTCTGCTCGAAGGCATCGAAGGTCGTATTCGTCCCGTGGTAGACGACCATCGGTGTGCCGTCATCCAGCGCGACCTCGCTACCCTCAAACCACGCCTTGAAGAGCGGCGTCAGCGTGATGTCGCCACCGGCGGCCTTCAGCTCCGCCGCCAGTGTCGCCGGGTCCACACCGAACTCTGCGGCCTGCTGATCCAGCTCCGCCGGGTCCGCCATCTCAGGGGCCGTGGTCTGCCGTACGGTAGGCGTCAGGTTGCGAGCGCGCACGCTGGAGAGTAGATCGTCGGCCCCCTTGCCCTCTGCAGTCCGGGAATTGATCTCGGTGCGTACAGCCTCCCGTACGGCAGTCAGGAGCGCACGGGTGCGCGTACGATCGGCACCGGTCACGGCGGCCTCGTCTGTAATATCCTTCATTAGCGTGTCGACACTATCTTCGATCTGCGCGGCCTCGGTCGGCGGTTCAGCCTCCGGGGCGGCAGCGGCGTCGACTTCGGCCTGCGCCTCCGCAGCCGCAGCACGACCGGCGGCAGACGCCTCCATATCGTTCAGGGCGACCTCTGCCTCGGCGAACGTCGCGGCGCCCAGCTCGGCGCGCGTGTTCGAGATCACGGCATTACGCAGATCCTCGGAGATCTCCCCCTGCTGCGTCAGGGCCTTGATGTAGCTGTCGATCGGGACCGTAAGGTCCAGACCGAGGACGCGCGCCTCATTGAGGTCAGCGACGTCGAGGCCGAGCGTGTCGTAGAAGACCTTGGCCGCCTCGGGCTGCTCCATCGCCGTCACGAACGCCTCGATGCCCGCCGGGTTGAAGTTGATCTCTGCCATGTCCGTGGATCCGGTCAGGCGCTCGATGACTTGCTGGAACAGCTCCGGCGCCTCGGTCATCAACTTCGTCTTACCCGACCGATCAACAATCTCTGTGAGGCGGTCCTTATAAGCGACAGCCGCCTCGGTCTGCTCCTTCTCAACACGCTTCTTCTCACGTTTGGACCCGACCTCGTCGATCCCCATGATGGCGATGTCCACAGGCGTCGTGACCATCTCCGCGATCATCTCGAGCAGGATCTCTGTCGGGTTGATTTTACCGGTAGCAGCGTACTCTCCTAAGAACTCACCCCCACCACCGCCAGCCATCTGGATGGCGAGTTGAGACGCCATGTTCGTCAGCTGACCGCCGAACACCTTACCGGCGAGGCCCATCGTCAGGGCGTCGAAGGCGCCGACGATCGACGCCTTGGTGAACCGCTGATCCTTCAGTTCCTGCATGACCTCCGGGTCCTGCAGGATCCTCAGTACATCCTCCGGTTTGCTCGTATCGAAACCCTTCTCTTTGAAGAACTCCGCCGGGTTTTGATACCGCTCTGTAAAGAACGACGCGGCGCCCATCATCGCAGGCGCCCCCACACCGCCGGTCAGGACGGACCCTGCGGTCACAGCTGCGAGAGGCACGGCGAACTCGAACGCCGTCTCGATCGCGAGTGCGGCGATACCCATCGGGTTGTCCGCCATATAATCGAATGCGCCCGCCCAGCCGTTGGTCTGCGTAGCGTGTGTCCATTCCTTCATCGCGCGATCAGCGGTCTGGGATTTAGGGACGGCAGCGAAACGTGCCTCCGCCCGCTTCGATGCGGCCACCGCCTCGAGGGCGTCCGCTTCGGGATCGGAGATCTCATTTGTCAGACGCGCACGCATCCAGCGGTACGCCGTGATCGTAATGTCGTCCAGACCGGGGACGTTGACGAAATCATCCTGCGTGTGAGTGGACCGCTGATCCTCCCATATCTCCCCGAACGACCGGCTCTGGTCCTGAAGGTTCTGCGCGTGTATCTCGACGGCGGCGGCTTTATCACCACTATCGATACGCAGGCCACTTCGATAGGCGGCACGGCCCAGCGCGCGCACACCCCGTACCAGATCATTATCAGTGAAGCCTCCGGGGCCTTGGCTCGCTTCCGCTTCCGCGTATCGCGGATCCGCGAGGCGCTCCATATCCACGATGTAATCGATATCATCGGTGACGTAGGGACCCAGATCGGGATCCGTGACGATACCCCGGCTCACGGGTGCGTCGGATGTAGCGTCGTCGATGCTCTGCAGCATACGGAGGCGCTCGGTCTCCTCCGGCGCGTCTGTGGCGACGTCTACGGGTACGCCGGTCTGCTGGGACAGGGACAAAGCACGGCGCGCCTCTGGCGCCGGGGTGGTCAGGTTCAGGTCGATGGCTTGACGATCGGCGGGGTCGGCATCCACAGCCGTGTCGATTGACTGCAGCATAGCCGCATCTTCTGGCGCGTCCGGCGGCTCTGCCTGCGCGGACCCCAAAGTCACGGAGGTGCTGTCGGCGGCGACACTCTGATCATCGTCGTCGCGCATCGCATCGTCGATCGAGCCGAGGATACTACCTTCCATAATCAGCGAACCGCTTTGAGGCGGGCGAGGATGGCGGAGAGCCGCGTGGCATTACGGGTGACCATACTGCCAGCGATCTGCCCGCGATCCCGCTCCGGGATCATTTTTATCTGAGCCGCTGTGAAGCCTTGACCCCTCAACCACTTGTCGATGTTCTTCTCCTGTATGGGGGGTGGGTGCTTCCCGTCGACGACCTCCCGCTCGTCTTTACGGATGACGAGGCTTTCGCGCTGCTCGTCGGACATATTCTCCAGCTCGAACAAGTACAGCGTCTTTTTGTTGCGGTAGCCCGGCGGGTCGACCACGACCTCCGTCATAAGCGACACAGCTTTCGCTGACATCTGCTTCTCGGTAGGCTCGGCTCCTTTATTAGCCTGCATGTACTCCGTGACGTAGTCCCAGAGGTCACCCTGCAGATCATTCAGGAGGCCCTTATTCTCGGTTTTACTCAGCCCCTTAACACCGGCGTTGAATTTCGTGCTGCGCGCGCGCGCCCACTTCAGGGCAATCTTGTCCGCCGCTTTATGCGCCGAGCCTCGCCCACCCTCCTTCTCCTTCGCCAGATGAACGAGAGTGTTCTGCCGCGTCTGCAAGGAGGAGTACTGCGCCTTCGTCAGGTGAGGTTTCATGCCCCCCAGTTTGGTGGAGCGCAGCTCGTCCTGATTTTGCATCATGTCATTGAAATACTTGGTGCCAGTCGGAGTAGGCGCAGGCTCAAATGCCGCGTCGGATCCCTTCCGGGCACTGATAGCGTGATACGTCCCCGCCCAGTTCAGTAGGTGGGCGTTGCTCGATATACCTGCGCGCACTTTGGGATCTAGGTTCGCAAGCGTGCCCCCACCGATGATGTGGTTTACCGCCGCGTCCGCATAGGCGCTATCGGTCAGCCGCTTCAATGTCGCGGTGTTTGACACCTCGCCACTCAGGGCGGCCTTCATCGAGACCTCGTCCTTACCGGAATAAGTCTTCTCGATATGATCCCGCGCCGCGCGGATCTGGTCCGGCGTGCTGAAGTCACCAAATTGCGCGCGCATCGCGCCGATGTCTTCCTGCACCATCTCGATGCGCCCGCTGACGTCGAGCGTCTCGCGGATCTCGGTCAGTGCCATGGGGTTGATCAAGTCGCCGTCGGACAGGAGGCGCTTACCGTCGGCGCCCTTCTCCTTCTCCCGAGCGAGGATGGACGCGAGATACTCCTCCGCCAGTTTCGGGCTGCGCTGATCCAGATCCTTGAGCACACGGACGCGCGCCTGCGACATGGCCTCCTGAGCAGCGGAGGCGGCGGCCTCCGGCCCCATCTTGGCTTCGTTGTAGTTGAACACCCGCTCGCCGATCGCGGCGACGCTGGTCTGCACAAGGTTGTCGGTGCCCTTCTCCTTGAACGTGGTCGACCCGGCGACGGCTCGCTCGGACAGCTCCTGCGTGTACGCCTTGTACGTGCTGTCCCGATAATCCTTCGCGCCTTTATTCGACGTGTTGGCGATCGACGACAGGCCGGTTTCTGTGTGGGACTGGACGGCGCGGTTAGCCATACGGCGGACCCGGTCGGAGGACGCGCCCCCGAGGAGACCATCCCGGTAGGTCTCAATCTTCTGTGAGTAATCTCCGGCTTGGTCTACGGCAGCCTTACCCTCGAGCGTGGAGTAGCCGACATGTACCGTGCCCTTATCATCCTCACCTCCCTCACGAAGGAGGCGGGCGTAACGGGACATACGGAGGGAGACCTCCTCCGCCTCCGCCTTCTCCGCCTCGTCGCGGACCTGAAGACCGACGGCGAAGCCCGCCTCGGCAAGTTTACCTGTGGCGCGTGCCACGCCTGCGCCATGGGACGCGGCGGACACTGTGGGCGCGGCGTTCGCGCGCGGGGTGAAGCGGCGGACGTTAGAGGCTGTGGGGAGTGTTGTACCCATCAGGCCACCCCACTGGCGCCACCGCCAACGGCCCACCCACCACTCGAGCTGGGTGCCGTGTAGCCCGTGCTGCCGGACCCGCCGCCGAAGGCGCCGGACCCTGACCCGGCGCCCGATTTACCGGCGGCCATGGTGGCCCCGGTGAGCGCGCTCAGGTAACCGGCGCGCTGTGCGTTCTTGCCCTCAGTGAGGACGACTTCCCTGCGAGTACGAATATCCACGACGTCCGCCAATCCTTGGTTTTCAATGAGACGGGCGTTGTGCTCGCCCTCTTCCGCGAGATCCTCCTGCAGGAGGAGGGCCGACCCTGCGCCGGGGTCGCGGCCCTGACCAGCGAGGAGGGCGATCTGAGACCCGGATAGAGCGTCGGCGTCTTTACGGGCGCGCTTCGCGTTGAGGGCGGTGACCTGTTCCGTTCGCCGGGCCTGACGGGCCAGCAGCTCCGCCTGTGTCTCTGACGCGGCCTTCTCAGCGTTCCCCGCTGAGATGGCGCTTACGGCGGCCATAACGGCCATCGCTACCATGAACCAAAACATAATACGTCACCTGAGAGAAGTTAAACCGTCGGTCCCCCACAGTAATACAGTAGATTTGGTAAAAACGGCAAGCGCGTCGATTATCCGCTTACATCCATCTCCGGGACGATTGCCAGAACAGTGCTGGGGACAGGGGCACTACCTTTGATCACGAGGCGCAGGTCGTCGTCGTGGCCTGCCGAGATGCCCAGTTTAACCTCGCCGGAATACAGGGGCACGGGGTCGTCGTTTATCTGCGACGCCTGACGGAGATCCAGCTCCGTGAACGCGTTCTCACCCGCCTCGTCCTTACTGGCGAAGGACAACGCGCCCTCCGCTGTCTCAGACACGACGACACCCAGATCCGCGATACCCTTCGGCTTCGTGACAGGAGTGCCCTCCTTCGCGCCTACTGCGAGCTTAAGGCTCTCCCACCGGCGCTCATACGACAACCCGACGTGGACGACGGACGCCGCATTGTCCAACGTGATCGCACCCGCTGCGACGGCCTTCTCGGCCTGAACGAAGCCGTCGGCGTACACCTGAACAGTCTCACCCTCGAGATGATCCAACCCAGTCACCGCAGATACGAGGACCCGCATCTCACCGGCGGAGGCGTACGCGGTATACGCGCTCGTATCGATGACGTCGTGAATGGTGCCACCTATCGTATACGTCGTGTAGCTGGTGCTATCCACACCATCCAGCGTCACCGTGTCATCGTCGATGACGGTCAGGGTGGCCTGCGCTCCGTTCAGCTCAACCATACCCCCGGCATCGTGGAGGTGGACCACGTCGCCGGTGGCCCGGCCATGATCCGGTATTGTGAGCTGCGCGGGGTTGGCCTTGGTCGCCGCTGTGATGGCGGTGCCGTCGATCTCTCCCAGCTCCACGGTGTTGGTAGCGGAGGCGGCGGTCTTGTACACGTTCGTGTTCAGCTCCGTCATCCCCCGGACGCGCACGATACGAACACTGGATCCGTCGGCCACACCGTGCGCGGTCACGGTGAGTACGCCGGGGTCTGCGCTTGTGATGGCGGTGATGGGGATAGGGACGTCGAGCGTCAAACCGCTGTCGACGTAGAAAGCCTCCTCGGGTAGATCCTCGTCGCTTCGGAAGATCTTCTCGGCGCACTCGATGTAATGAACCGCCTGCCCGTTGACAGTCATCTGGACACCGGCCCAAACCTCGTGTCGGCCAGAGCTGTCTTTGAACTGACCCGATCCATCCTGCCCCGGTATTGTGGCTAGGGTTACGATCTTGGAGATCCCCCCACTGAAGGCACCGCCGTGGATCTGCCGAGACCAACCCACGACATCCTGATCGGGTTGATATGTCAGCACTGGGGCCTGCCCGTCGAACCGGGCCATCCAGATGAAGCTGTCCGGCTCCTGTGCGTACATCATCTGCAGAAGGCCGCCTGTCAGGATGCGGTCATTCAAGAGGGTCAGGTCGAAGCTGTCGAAACCCTGCACACCATCTTTGCCGAGGACGTCGGCGAACTCGACGATCTTGCGTGACTGCGTCTGCGCGAACAGGAGGCGGTTGCCCACCTCGACCGGCTGCACGCGCGCGACACCGCCGGTGACTTCAAAGTCGGCTGAGATGTCATCAGGCGTTAGCACCGCGCCCTCTGAGCGCAGCGTCCAGTTACCGCCCTGCGTCCCCACGATTGGGACCTTACGCATGGCAAGCCACCTGATGGTGTTGACCTGAAGGGCGGCGAACCGGTAGTCGATTGCACTGTTGGCCTGAACCACGCCCGCCGTGTCCTCGTCGCGGAATGTCTCGATGTTTGCGCTCTCGGACAACCAGAAGGTTTGCGGCCACTTCGTCGTGTTGGCAAAACCCAGACGCTGCTGAACGAACCCGACGACGGCGGGCCACCCGTCCGTATCGTTCCATTTCCCCATCCGCCAATCAGTGGTCGCGGTCACGGCGCTCAGGGTGGTGCCTTTTATATCGGCGACGAAGTTCAAGGTGTCGGTGACGGAAACGATCTGCATCCAGTGCCAGTAAGCGGCTGCATCCCTCCACCTAATAACGCGCCCCACGTCGGTCGACCTGAACCCGGCGCCGTCGTTAATACCGTCGAGTTGGCTGGCGGTAAATGTAACTGCGTTACCGCTCGTGGCACCGGCGAGCAGCGTCGTGCCGTCCACACCTTGGGAGAGCCACGGGCCATCCTCGAACAGGACTAGGACGAGGGACCACGACGCACCATTGGCTCGCTCGAGGCGGTAGGGGCGGGTGGATCCACCGATGCACATGTATATGACGTCGGCGCTCTGGGCGTACGAAATATCAGGCAGCTGTGCCTCGGTCCAAGGCGTCGTGATCTCGATCGGCACACCGTCGAGGATCTCGACATCATCGACGAGTATGCTTTTATCTTTAGTGTTCTCGAAGGTCAGGTAGACGGTCGCGTTGCTAGATGGATCGAACGACAGTGTATGCCACCCGACGCGCCGCTTCACGGCTGTAAGGAGATCGGCGGACGCACCACCGGAGGCCGTGCCTACACGGACGAGTATCTCGTCACCCGCGTCGCCTACGACCTGAAAACGCAGGACGTGGGTTGTCGTCGTCTCCGTAATCGTAATCGCCTGCGTCGCCAAAGCCTCGTTACCGGACCCGGCGCCGTCGAGGGACATCCTACCGGCGTCGTACGCGATCGCGCCGGTGCCGTTTGAGTTGTCGGTCCACCCGGTCACGTCGCTGGTGAAGGCGCCATTTGTGATAGCGGCGGTCACATCAGCTGCGGAGATGGCTGCCTGATTACGAAAGAAGCGAAGCGTGCTCTCCCCCAGCTCGAGCATATAAGCCTGCTCAGTGGAAAAGATGAAGGGTATCAACCATGGCCGCACGGTCGAGGTGTGGCTGCTGGCGATGTAGCGGAACCCGGAGCGGGAGGTCCAGCCGCCTTGCGGCAGGGGGAGGATGTTCTGGTATACAGCACCGCCGTTGGCGTACTTGTCGAACTGCACGCGCGCGTGCATCCGGGCGCCAAACTCCCCCGCGTTGAATAGCTCCTTCAGGAATGTGGTCATGAACTCCAGCCACCGTTGAGATGGCGGGTATCCTGCGCGCTTTCGCGGACGCTGACCCATGAACTCTCCGGGCGCTGCTGCGGGCGTTGCTGGATACTATCCACGCCCTGAGCCGACGGAAGGTCCTCGTCGAGGTACTGATTGTACAGGGCCTGCGACAGCGACACGTTGTTGTTCAGGGCCGACGCCAGACGAGATGACAGGAGCTTCGCAAGCGCCTGCCGGAACGACGCCGACATCAAGTTGGGGTCGGCCACACGCGCCGTGTAGAGGAGGTACAGATCCTCGGCGTCAGTGTTTATCTGTGCCCCCTCGCGGGAGAACTCCACGTCGCCGGTGCCCCTGGAGTTTGCAAACAGGCCCCGCATGCTCAGTAGATCCGACGGCAGGGAGTAGGCGTACGTGAAACCAAACGCCGGGGCATAGGTGTCGCCCAGTCGGGACAACACCACACGCCGCCGGGCGAAGTTCCAGTCATGATGCTCGAGTATGAAGTCGCGCAGCTCAGGATACGTGTCCTCGCAGGCATCGGCCTCTTTGCCGCCCTGCGTGAGCGAGGAGATGTACTTCGTGTTCTTGATGAGCTGCAGTGCGCTGTTGCAGATACCGACTTCTGAGGCCATCCGCCCCTCCTGTTGTTAAGCGGCGGCGCCCACCGGAAGTGCTCCGGTCTCGACCGCGATGGTGGCCTCCTCTTTCGTCAAGCCGCTGACGACGACGCGTCCGTCGGCCTTGTTCTTGATCGTGTAGGTGCGGTTACCCGGCAGATACTGCTTGACCCAGTCTGTCGCCTGCGGCTCCGCCACATCGAAGACCGGCGGAAAGACGTCGCCAGAAAATGCGACACGAATGCCGATAATCTCGACCTCGATGTCGGTCGTGGTCTTCGACGTCACCTCGAGCAGGTACTTTTCCCACTTGCCCTCGGGGCGCGTGAGGAGGACGTCGATCTCGTCACCCGCTTCGAGGTAGTTGTTCATCGAGTTCTTGAAGTAGTTCTCGGACATAACGTCCTCGATCGTGTGATCCGCCATGTACCGCAGCTTGCTGGCAAACTTGAGCATCGCGATGTATTCAAAGTTCGAGATAATTGACTGAGCCATCGAAGGTCTCCATGCGTGGTTAAGTTCAAAAGTGGGGGATGATAACACCAACCCCCTTAAAAAGTGTAGCCCCCAAGCGCGATCTCGGTAGCGCACCGGCGTCCGACGTAATCTACGACGTCCTGCAGGACCTGACCATATTTATTGCAATACCAGCTGCGGTACGCGCCCGGCGCGTCTGCGCGCCACGTCGGGGCGCCCTCACTGAGGCGGATATCCATCCGCTCGGCGTTGCACCAATCAGCCTGCACAGTCTTCCGCGCCATGACGTAAGCAGGGAAGGTCATGTTCATGCGCTGCATCGGATGCTCGTTCATCGGGCTGTCCGTAGGCATCACAATATCCCCCGCCCAGATATCAGGCGCATATTGGTCCGGCGAGGCAGAGATCCCCTCACTGTACATAGCGACAAACCATGCCCACGGGTTGCGGATGTGGGTAGCCGCCGGGAGGTCTAGGACCGGGTGCGCCTTGAGCAGCGCGTACTCGTCCGTGACGCGCTCCGCGTCCGAGGGGGCCGCCACCAGAGAAGCGGCATACCGTATGCTGAAGTCGTAGCCGGAGTAATCATTCGCGAAGCGGCCCCGCACCAGACCGGAGTTGTCGAGCTGCTCGATATGCTCGGTGCTGTATGTGGCGGGGATGCCTACATAGATCTCGCTCTCTGTCGTGAGGATTGTCATAGCGGTCTCCTTCAAATGGTGGGCACGGACTGGGGAGCGCCAAGACGCCGGTCCGTGACCTGCTTGTGTTCTCGTCTTCGGTGGAGACCAAACCGCCCGCGCCCCGAACCTCGAGTTCAGTGGTCGATAGCCGCTGTCGTTTATGGAGGGTCTCCCAATAAGTCTCGGTGGATAATGGAGGGACACCCGGAGCCATGTCAACGGTAGGTGTAAAAGAAACGGCCCCGCAAATAGATACGGGGCCGCGCTTCATCTCACATCGGTTGCTTGGCCGATTAGTCTGCGTCGCCGATCGTGGTGGCATTAAGCGGATCGGACAGATCCACGATGCCGGTTGCGGCAGCGACCGCGTTGACGACGTGGTTTTCCACGTCCGCGATTGTGCCGGTACGGATAGCAGTGGCCCAGACAACGATCTCGATGGTGTCCCCAACCGCGAGGTTGAGGCCGTCATCGATGTTGTTGAAGTAGCCCGCGCTGTCCACCGTGATCGCAGGGTCCATCGTGTCGTAACGATAATCCCCGAAACCGTTGTGCGACCCCTTGAGGGTCAGGTAGGCGGTATCAACAGTCATGTGCGCTCTCCCTTACGAGGTTGCGATGGCGGTGGTGTCGTTGAGGTTGCCCTCAATGACGCCAGTGTCATCGATCATGCACGCCTGACCCGACATGCAATGGTTGACGAAATGGGCGGCGCGATCGCCATGCCACGTAATATCTGCGGCGGTCATTTCGCTGTCGGCAATATTGCCCGCGTGAGCACCGGCTGCGTGGCCGATGGCGTTCTCGTGCCACACAAAGCACTTGGCCGTTGCGGTGCCACGACCGGGGAGGCCGTTATGCATGCACCACTTGACGCCCATCCAGTCCTTCCAGCGACGGTGACCCGGAGCGCCTTCGGTGAAGGGCAGCCCGTTCGCGCCGACATAGTCGGAGCTGGAGAACTGCTCGACCGTCATGGCCTGCGCCCACATACGAGGCGTGAGGGCACCATAGCGGCGCCCGTCCTGCGGGACACCGTTTGTGTCGAGGGCTTCCGTCATCCCGAGCAGACCGCCGAGGATCGCGGCGTAGGATGTGACGGTGATCGTAACTGTGCTCTGCGTCGTGGTGTCAAGCTCGGTCGTGATCTGACCATCGACTGCGCGACCCAGTGCATAGGCGCCGGTACGGGCATACGCCATACGGGTGTCGATGTTGGTTTTCGCTTCGTCGAGCTTGTCGACCCAATCACCGGCATACAGATCGACGATCGTGCAGCTGGGCTGGGTGTGGGTTGCGTTCATCGGCGTGATCTCGCCATGGCGCGTTTTGGTCACGGCGACGCCGGTGCCCATTTTCTGGAAATAGGCGGTGGAGCCTACGACGTTGTTCTTTTTGAACACGCCGTCGCGCAGCATTGCACCCTCGCGCTGAAAGACGAGGTGCATGTCTGCAGTGTAGTCCGCCACAAAGGCGGCATTGATGGAGGTAGACATAGGGGTTCATCCTATTCGAGTTACGGAAAAGGATCTAAACCGCTTCGGGGGTAGCCGGTGTATTCAGGGCGGTGCGGGGTGCCCTCTCGGGGCCGCAGCGCGCTCACCAGCGCCTTCCAGATTAAGATACACTTTTCGTATACCCATCGGACGGCGCTGGTGTCAACTTATTTAGACGGGTGCGTTCCCGTGCAGCTTCTCGGAGATGACCGTGCGCCGATCGGCGAGAGCCTGCGCCTCCTTACTGTCGCCCCGCTGGCTGGCCGCCGCAATATCCGTAGTGAGCTGATTGTACTGCGTCTGCAGATCACCGGCACCGGCGGTGCCGCCCAGACCATGCTGCAATCCGCCCTCGCCCGCGATGCGTCCGGCGATCGCCATCAGCTTCGTGAACTGGGCGTCGCTGGACAGGAGGCGTCCTTCAGTCTCGCCGGGTGCTGGCTTCAGCTCCAGCTGCAGCAGCTCGGGCATACCGTTCTGTGCAACAAAGTCCTGCGCGATCGCTTGGTTGGCGTCGTAGTCCCTGCCCCATTCCTTACGGAGGCCCGCCTCGGTCTCGGCGGCGTGCGCCTTGTCGCTGTCGGCTTGGGCCTGCAGGAACTGGGTGTCCATATCGGCCTGCGTGTTCAGGAGCGCCTGAACAAAACCGGGTGACGCCCCGTGCTCGAATGCCAGCTGGCGGATAGATGTGAAACGTTCCTGCGCGAAGTCACTGTTGAACAGCTCCTCCGGCATCGTCTCCGGGCGCTCGAGGGCGTAGCCCTCGGCGGTGGCGGGAAGGCCCATAGCTTCACGGGTCTGCTCGAGATACGTGGCGCGTTCCTCGGCGCTGGCGTCCGTCGCCAGCGGCTTGATCCGCGTGGACATCTCCTTGTTCGCCTCGCGGAGCGCCTGCGCCATGGCCTCGGGTGTCGTGTACCGCGTGGCGATCTTGCGCGTGTCATCGTCCGCGTACTCGTCGGAGAAGTGGGGCGCGGGTTTTGCTGCGGCAGCGGCGGCGGCTGCGGCTGCGGGATCTGCGGCAGCAGCGGCTGCGGCTGCGGGATCTGCGGCAGCAGCGGCGGCGGCGGCGGCGGCGGCGGCGGGATCTGCGGCAGCAGCGGCTGCGGGATCTGCGCCAGCACCGGGATCGTCAGCGGGTGCGTAGAGGGGTCGGCAATTGAGTAACGACATTTAAGTCTCCTTTGGGTTCAGGTCAGCGTAGAGAGCGGTCTTGATTAGCGCGGCGACCTCGCGCCGTCCAGCCCATCGCTGGAGCAGGTTGGGATCCAGAGGCGGTACGATACCGCCTGGATCCTCGATGTCGGACACGTCGTACTCACCCAGCCATGACAGCAGGATGAACAAAACCTTCTGGCCGAGTACCGGGTCGGCGGTCAGGAACAGATTACGGAACAGCCGCGCGACGTCATCCGGCGCGAGCTGGTCGACACTGGCCGCGCGGATCAGGTCCTGCGTGTAGTACTGGGGATTTAGGTCGAACTGATCAGACATCGCGCTCGACCTTGTAAGACGCGTAGAAAAAGAGGGCTGCGATGGTGCAGCTTATAACCCAGATGACAAATGTAGTCAGGTTGGTGTCATCGAAGTACACGAGGCCGCTGATTATAATTATCAGGGTGGCGCACATGCGGGTCAGGTAGACGAAGGCGGCTCGCATAAGGTGGTCTCCTTGCGTTGTGGCGACGAAGTCTACTGAACCTCGTCGGCCCCCGCAACAGCTGCTTCCATCATCTCGGGAGGCAGCTTACTCGCCGTATCAGCCAAGGCCATGGCCTGCTCCTGATCCTTGGCCGCCTGAGCAGCCTCGGCGTCCCGCGCCTGCTTGGCCTCGAGATCATCCTCGGACAGCAGAAGCGCCTGTGGAAAATCATTCGACGTTCCGATGAACCGACCGTACTCGACCCAGTCGAAGGGATCCATGACGGCAGGCTGCACCCGACCCACCTCGAGAACTTTACGCATACCATCGGAGACCGTGGCCTCCTCAATCTGCCGCTTGGCTTTCTCCACCGGGCTGGCGAAGCGGAAGTTGATGTCGTGGCCTCGCAGCTCCTCCGGGATATCCTCGACAGGACCGAAGGCGCCAGCGCGCAGCATGAGTTTGAACGTGCGGTCGATGATGGGTCCGGTGTAGTCGCTCTCCATGCGACCGAAGACTGAGCCGATCTCGCGGATGAACTCCTCGCGGCGCTGGATGACTTCGGTCGCAGTCATGTCGGGGCCGTCGACGGGCAGGTTCAGGATGTTGCGGAAGAACAAAGCGAAGACGTGCTCCTGTTTCCGCGTCTGCGCGTCCAGCCCCCATGGGAGGTGGCCGCCCTGATCGAGCTGGACGAAAGGCTTCGTCATGCCGAGGTTGCGGACAGCCTTGGCGTCGTAATATGTCACGCCGCCGGGGTGAAGGTTCGGCGCGGTGACCAGTGAATTGCTGGGGAGGAGCAGGGACGGATCCACGGCGCGGTGAAGCGCGCGGAGCAGCGTCTTACCCATCTGGTTGAGGGTCTGCGCGTCAGGCAGCGCCAGTATGCCGATGCCGCGACCATACTTCGAGCCGGATCGAACATCCCACCGGGGAAGGAAGAACGGGAACTCCTCGAAGCCTTCCTCGAGTATCTCGTGCTCGTTCTTCACGTCGACGACGACGCTCTCCCAAGGCATGTTCAGGTTGTTGGCTATGCGGGGGTCACGGTCGAACCGGCGCTGGACCGACCAGCATATATCCCACATTTTGTTGCGGGTTGCGGCGTCCTTCGCTGTCAGGCAACGAACCATCTCTTTGTGCAGGGTGCCTGATTTTCCCCAGCGGTCTGACGCCTGCTTGGCGGTGACCCGCTCCACGATGAGGACGCCCTGCGTCTGGTTGAACTCATCCATGAGGGGGTAGATGGAGCCGGGGTGGAAGCCTCGGTAGAAGAGGCCGCGCCGGTCCTCGCGCAGGCCGACGTAACCCGCACCGTTACCGAACGCGACAATGTCGTCATCGACCTCGCCGGTGACATCCATGAAGCGGGCAATGGGATTGTACACGGCCTTCCACATAGTATCCTCGGCGCGCTCGACCCACTCCTTCGCGTCGGCCTTCTTCAGAAGGTCCTCATCGTCCGGGACCATATCAAACCATTTGCCGGGGGCGGCGCTCTTCGGTCGCAGCATGGCGCCGATCGCATTGGTCAAGCCGCGCTTGGCGAGGATGGGGGTTGTGTCAAACAGGACACTGTCGGAGGACGCGTGAGCAGATGAGAAACCACCGGCCCGCTCAGGAGATAGCACTGACGCGATCTCCTCGAAGAGGGGGTCGACGACGGCGCGCTCGCCCCGTTCATACTTCAGCTCATCAATTATCCGCTCGGCTTTAGCGCCCATGGATCAACCCAGTGTTTTGCGTGTGACGTCCAGATTATCGTCGTCCGTGCCCTGACCGCCACCGTCGTTCGTGACCGTACTGAGGAGGCCCTTCCGCGAGATCGCCGCGACGCGGGTCTTTTCTTTCTTCGCTCTAGTCGCGGGGTCGTCGAGGGTGGGGATAGGCGGAGCTTCGGGAGGCAGGTTAGGCTTGGCGCCGCCAAAGATTGATTTACCGGGGAGGGTCAGGTGCATCTCGTAGTTTCCTATACAGCTGGTAAGGCGTAAATATCCACGGTGCGTTGATCCCCAGAACGACCTTAGCCATCCCTACGCAGTTCGTAATTGTCATCGGATATGAGACTACATCACGTTTCTCCACGGCGACAACCGTAAATCCTTGCTCCTCATAGAAGTTTTTAATATCGAAGTCCAGCGGTGATACCGGGTCGATGACGACGCAGCCGTCACGGCCATCCACCATAATCCACATAGTCTCGGCGGGGATGAGCACGAAGACGTGCTGGAAGTCAGGGTGCAGCAACCCGCTCAGGCAGTGGCTGCCATGCTCGTGAAAGACAGCATACGCCTTAGTGGATCCTGTCATCGATCGCCTGCTCGAGCTGACGATCCGCCGCGCGCTTGCCACTGTCGTCGATGTACTGGTCACACTGCGCGTCGGTCAGGAGGGGCAGCTCCGGGTAGAGGACGGCGTAATGCTGACGCGTCAGCGACCGCAGATGCTCACGCTCCTCGACGGTGAGCTGTGCGCTGAACCGGCTCTTGGCGTAGGCGGAGGTGACGCGTTTGACGGGAGCGGTGCCCAGGAGGAGGCGGGGCTGGCCTGTCCACTCCTTCGGTGGGTCGGGGCACCGATCGTCGCCGGGTGTCAGCTCCGTCCACTCGACGGGTGCGAGGATCAGGCTGTGCTGCTGTGCGGCTCGGGCGATGGCGCGGCGGATGCCCTCCTTCGCGTTCTCGTAGTCAGTCTCCCGCATCAGGTTGTTGAACCAAAGCGCGGCCTCAATCTTGTCGCGCTCCACCGGTTTGGCGGCTGCACCTCCGATCAGCGGCTCGACCTCGTCGATCGCATCAACCTCGAGCTTGTGTAGATCCTCGTCCCTGCGGTCTGTCATATCCTATCCATCGCCTCCAGTATTTCTGTGCGCGCAGCCTTCGACGTAATCATCGGCCCGTAAATTGGCGCGGAGATCTTGCGCGCCAGCAACTTCACTGAACTGCGCCTGATCTGGCGGCTCGCACCAGCGGTCAGCACCTGCAGCTCCATCGCGTGGGCGAGAAGCTCCTCCTCGAGGCGGAAGGCCGGATCGTCGATGTAACGGATCCACCACCCAACTGGGTCGCGGCCCTGCCGGGCGCTATGCACTTCTTCGTGCGCCCAGACGTGAGGCGGGATGTCCATCATGTCTGGGTTATAGATCACGTTGCCATAAGCGAAGATGACTTTGAACCGGGCGATCGCCGGGAAGGCGTCGCGGATAGCGGGGTAGTTTGGTGGGTACTCGCCCCGGCGTTCGATCATCACTTGGACCATATAGATATGGCGACGATCAGGAGCACGATGATGGCGGTGATAGCAAACACCTCGTCGCTGGTCATGTCGTCACCTTCGCCAGCTTCCGCATATCCTCGAGGTGGTACTTCGTCGCGGTGAGTTGGCTCTCGTGGTCCTGCCACCCGGCGGGGCGGTAGCCCGACGTCCACGCCGCATCGATCACGGCCTGCAGGAACTGCTCCGTCTCGTCCGGGTTCACGAAGGCTGTCTTCACCTCATCAAGCATCCCGTGACGACCCACCGTCTCAGCGATCGGGGTGTGCAGGATCATCCGCCCGCCGTCGTCCGTCTCGCGGAAGATGTGGAGGAAAGTGCAGAGGCGCATGGGATCCACGCGGACGTGTGCTGTGTATTTCTGGTGGCTGTACATCTGGTGGTCTCCTAATGCTTCAGGGGATTGTACGACTGCTCCGATGGTTGAGGCGTGCCGAGCACGCGGCCCGTCGAGATCTCCTGATCGTATAGCCCAGCCGTGGCGTAACTGTAAACCACGGCGTCGCCGCTGTCGGGGGATCTACCGAGGCGCTTCTTCATCTCGTCCTTGCTCTCGATCAGGATCTTCGGCGGCTTGCCGGGGCGGATGCTGTACGTCGGCGCGGTCAGGTCGGCGATGAGTTGGGTGTCGGGAGGCAGGGCGACGTCCAAGCCGTAGTCCGGGTCGAGGCCCTCGCGCAGCGCCCACCACATATCGGCGCGCCGATTGTAGAAGCCGAAGGATCCGTCGCGTGTCATAGACTGAGATCCCTCGCTGCCATTCTGCGTCTCGAAGGGAAGGCCCGCGTTCTTGAGGGAGGTTTCCGCGTCGGCGCCGACACCGATGTTATCCACGCCGATCATCGCGCCATCTCTCAGGAGACCCGCTGCGAGTGCCGCCACCGTCGGACCATCAGGCGTGTCCCTGCCGGGTACTCGGATCAGCTCATCGAACCAGAGGGCGTAGCGCGGGGCGAACACCGTGTCATCTTTACCGCCGCGCGCAACGTCGAGGCCCATCGCAGTCATCCTGACGCCGCGTGGTTTGCCATCGCGCCATCGATCGTTCGCTGCATGCACCCACGCACTGGGGATGACTTGGAATGCGTCGTCCTCGCGTGCCGCCATGAAGTTGCCGTCGCGGATAGCTGACCGGAGCGGCTCTGGCATCGCGTCGAGCGTCGCCTTGTAGCCGGTGTTTATCAGGAACGGGTTGTCACTCAGGGACGCCGGGATGAAGGTCCGGCTCTTCGGCACATGATCCACACCATTGAACGTCCTGATGTCCATCGGTCCGTCGACCCAGAGATCCTTACCATCGGGATCCGTGATCACCCACGCCAGCTCACCGTGCTCGAGGCGTTGGGCGGTGGGTAGGTTCACATCGAGCCACGGCCTGAACATGTTGATGATCCATCCACCCTGAGCGTCGAGCGGCGGGTTGCTCGCCATGATGGTCCGCACGCGCTGCTGCCCCACAGGGTATTTGCCCTGCGCCTCGAAGTAGCGCAGCCGATCGATGTCACCTTGGCTGTCCTCGAGCGTGTCATCTGCTGATCTGTTCCAGCCCATCAGGAAGCGGATCACATCCTCAAGGAACTGGCAGCCCTCGTCGAAGCCGAGCAGGTCATGCGGGTTACCCTGCCAACTCTCGGCGGCGTCGAGGGAGGCGGCACCGCCGAAGTCGATGTCGCGGTCCTTGTATCGGAAGCGCCCTTCGCTGCGGTTCAATCCGTGCTTAGTCCCGGCGATCGATGTGCATCGATCGATCAAGGCGCCGAGGTCGGTGGCCTGCGGACGCATCAGCAGTGTGCGCTTGTGCTCCGTCAGCGCCATACCGCAGAGGAGATCCGTCTTACCCCCACCGCCGCCACCGCCGTAGAGCAGGACGTCGGCAAAGGATCGCAGCGCCGTCGTCTGTGGTCCGGGGTTGCTCATCCAGATCCGGTCGCCGGTCTGGGCGGTCACGGCTGCCTGTACACGCTGCTTGGTTTTGTGATCCATGGCGCCGAGCGTGGCGATCATATCCTCGAGGGCGCTCATCAGTGGCCCTTCCCTTCGCAGGTTTCGCAGGGCCGCCACGCCTGATCGCGTCCACGATGGTGACCACCGGCACCCTGACACGCTTGGCACAGGTAACCTACACTGACACGCTCGAGGCGCTTGACGGTCGCCTCCAGTGCCGCGACGCGCGCGGTCAGGTCAGGGCCTCCCGCATGCTTCGCGTCGACGGCGCGGCGCATGGCGCGACCGTAGAGGCAGTCAGGGTAGGTGCAGCGGAGATTGTGTTGAAGGCACCCGAGCGTGTCAGTGCATGCGCTCCGATGCCCGGTCATGCGTCTACCTCGAGGTCGATTATCTCAGGCGCTTCGATCGCGCCCTGCATGATGGAGACCAGCCGCCGGGCCAGCTCAGTATCTGACATCACGATGACGTTGGTCAGGTTAGGTGCGGGAGGCGCGTTCTGCGGACCCGCATCGAGACCGAGCACGCGCGCCTTGCCCATCGTCGCGCCGTTCGCCGCAGCTGGCTGCGAAGTGTCCAGCGCCATCTCCCGGTTCTCATCCAGCTCGTCGCATATACCGCTGATGGTTCTGCTGTGCCGGATCCTCACGGTGCCGCGCAGCTGGGCTATCCTCGCGGCGACCTCCGGGTTGCCTAGTAACTTCGACGCCTCGCTGTCGATCGTGTGGACCTTCATGTTCCGCGTCTCGAACGCGTTGCGGTATGCGTGCGATGCGACGTTGCCGTTGCGGACGTACTCGAACGCGAAGACCTCACGCTTGGCCGTCAGGATGATGGGCTTCTCCGCGTCGTCGCCGGGGAGTGACACGCCCTTCGTCCTGCCGCCACCGCCACCGCGCACGACGTTGGTCAAGGTATCCTCGTGGAACTCGATGAGCTTGGCCTCGTGGTCGTAGGCCGCCTCCTCGCTGTTGAAGTATTTTATGATCGTGATGACCACCTCGTCACCACGGTCCCAGATTGTGCGGATCTGCTTCGCCTTCTTGCTGCGCCCTTTGCCGTCGGCGGCGGGCACCTTGTTCAGGTGCGAGGTGGCGCGTGTTGTCGATCCCTTGCCCACGTAGAACGGCTGACCGTCAGCGGGGTCGGTGTACATGTAAACGAAAAATCGAGCTTTGGGTTTGGTCATGCTTAAAAATTACCCGCCGTTACGATCGCTTGTCAATCCAGTAGCGCGCCAGCAGGGCGGCCTCTGCGATGCCGTCGTTCGCCAGCACCTGCCACAGCTGCGCCTCGCCGAACTTCATGCGGCACGCGTCGAGGCTGGCGCGCTTCGACTTGCTCAGGCCCAGCGCCCCCTTCCAGACACGGGCCGTCACCCACTCGATCGGCGCGCCGCTGATCAAGGCGACGGCCTCGATCGCGCCGGTGTTCCTGCCGAAGGAGAACGTGGACGACACACCCTGCCCCGGCATGGCGTTGTTCTGCTCAATGACGATCTGCGCGGGCGCATACTGCCGGAGGAACGCGAGGGCAGTCCGCGCGTCGATAATCTTCTTCTGGCGCCACACCACCGTCGGCATCCTGATGCCATCCACGTACACGCCGTTGTCAGTGACGATCGAGATGCCGCCGGAGATACCGGGATCGATACCGGCTGTTGAATTTCGCCGTGCGCTTGATTTGGTCATCGCCGTATCCCTAACTTATTAAGTGTATTTAAATTCTCGATTTGTGCCCCAGTGGGCGGTGGAGCGCCCAGCGTAACCAGTCCCCTAAAGGGGACGACATCCCCGACATCCCCCCAGCCCATTGTTTTCATTACATAATTTAGGGGGATGTCCGAGGCCCTTTTCCGTTTTGGATGACATCCCTCTTCCGCAGTTTTCTGCGGGTCTCCGAGGGGGGATGTCCGAGGCGGCGGAGGGTTGATGCACCCTACCAATAGTTGAGTGGAGCGCACCATACTTATGCCTTCTCGATCGTCAGGGTGTATTGGGTGGCTTTGTTTTTCACCGTCGCATCGAAGTCCGCCCGGACGGTGTACCCACCGCATATGACACCCTCGCCAAACATCGCGAGCAGCTCGTCGCGCGGCCCATCCTTCAGCCTGTCGGCATCCGACACCCACGCCTCGTGCCCCTCCATCTGGCGGTGGGCCTGCGCGAACGTGTGCGTGCCCTCGCCCAGCGTCTTCACAATGGCAGTGCCCAGTGTGATCACGGCAATCATGTCGACGCTGCCATGCACGATAACGCTGTCGGCTGCGGCCTCGCTCGACAGGTGGGTGACACCAATCTCGTACCCCTCGTCGATCTCCTGACCGAGCAGCTCGTACACCACCGGGAGCAGGGGAGACCCTTCGCGGATCTTGCCACTGTCGAGGACAACCCACCTCGACAGCCTGTCGTTCAGGAACCGCTTAGACCACTCCTTACGATCGGGACCTGCGGCGGGCATCCAGTTGGCGAGGGTGAAGCCACAGTCCAGCGCCGAGTAGATAGCGCCGGATCCACGCCACGCACCGCTGTCGCCACGGTACCAGTCATGTGGCTTCGATCGGTCCTTCGGTGTGTGGTGAGCGTGGAGCACGGCGGCGCCGGTGAGGGATGTCAGTATAAGCAGCGCCTCGGAGATCTTACCGGCAGATGATGCGGAGTTCTCGTCGGCTGCATCCGACAGCGTGACGTACGGATCCAGAAACACGACACGCGCACCTGTCTCGAGTACCTCCGCGACGAGGCGCGCGAGCGCCTCCTCGTCGACCTCGGGCTGGCCGAACTCATTCACAGTGACGAGGCGGAACGTGCCCTCCGTCTTGGGGCGCACCGTGATCGTGGTGCCATTCATCCGCACGGCATCGTAGTGAGCGTGCGCCGCTTTGACGCGCCGCTTGATGTCGTCGGTGTGCTCCTCGTTCGCGATCCACAGGACACTCTCCGGCTTGCAGGGGGGCAGCCCCATCTCCTCCGTGCAGCCACCGTTCAGGCAGACCGCCAGCAGGGCGAGCCACCTCGTCTTGCCGACGTTACTGTCACCGGCGAGGGAGGAGATGCCACCGGCGGGCAGCATGCCCTCGATCACCCACGGGATGGGTGGCAGCTTCTCCGCCTGCAGGCTATTCAGATCGAACGTGACGAACTCGCTATCGTCGTCCGATTGGGATGTCTGCAAAACTTCGACGCGACGCTCGATGTCCTCCTTCGTCACCGGCGTCGCCTCGGTAGGGTTCTCGGAGTAGGGCACCTCCATGACCGGCGTGCCCTCACTGAGCATGTCGAGGAGATGCTGCGGGATGTTCACCGATGCCGTCTTACGATTGGCCGACGTGACGAGGCCCTCGATCTTCCCCCGGCGGTTCACCCAGGCATCATGGCGCGGGTGCTGAGACGACTTCGCCTCGCTCTCGTCCATGACACCCTCGAGGATCTCGAGCTGCTCCTTCTGCGACAGGTACTTGCCCTCGTGCTTACGGTTGGGCAGGCGGATCGACAGCGAGCGCAGCGCCGGGTAGAGATCCGACGCGTCGACGATGCGGCCCATCAGATCCTCGTCAGTGTCGTCCGAGTACGTGCCGGTGGCCGTCGTGATGGATCCGTCGCCTCCCTTCGCGCGCATCGCCTCCTCGAGCAGCTCGAGTGGAAAAGGCGCCGGGGGTGTACAGTCATTTATCTCGGAGTAACCCGGCGTGCCGGGCCAGCAGATGTAGCCATTGCCCGCAGCCTTGAGGTCGATGCCGAGGGCGAGCGTCGCCGGGAAGCGGTACTGGTTGCCGGGGTGCTGGAAGATGAAGTGCAGGCCGCCGGACCGGGTCTTGTGGACACGCGTCTCCCACAGCAGATGCTTGCGCGCCCCGACCCAAAGCTGCGCGTCTACGGATTTATAGATGTCTGCGTCGACACAGATCAGCCCCGACATCTCGCCCATGGGGACGGCGATCTCGTGCGCGCCGAGGTGGTCAAACAGGAAGCGGATCCGCGTGGGGTCAGTCGTGGCGACATGGTAGCCGCCCTGACCCTGAGCCACGCCGAGGTCGTCGTTCGACCACGATGGGACCTTGTCATTGGTAGGGAACACCGGGTACCCGGCGGCGGCCACGGCAAGCGCGGCCTCAAGTATTGTTGACATATCAAACCTCTCGAATGTCAGATGCAGTTAAAGCGGGCGGATCATAAATCCGCCCGCCCCTTTATGTCAACGCAGAAAATAGGCTCTTGCAATGTCAGCTGCTGATCATTATATCTACTGGACGGACACCTCAACCAAGGAGACCACACCATGAGCAGCGTCATTACAAAGGACGCCACCGGGGAGTTCACCGAAACGTGGACGAAGGAACGCTTCGTCGTCACGACGTGGACGTTGGACTTCTGGACCCGCAAGGCGAGCGACCGCGTCACCCGCGAAGTCGAGGCATACAGCAACGACACCGCCATCGACGTCGCCGTCGACGAGTTCATCTGCGACATCCCCGAAGTCACCGAGCTTCGCCGGGTCTGGGAGGTCGCCAACGTGGCCGACGTGCAGGCCGCCAACGACGCGATGGAGGATTACACCCCCTTCAGCTGCAACACCCGGATGGTGTTCGCCGACGACGTCTTCACCCGCTGACAACCAGCCGGGGGCATCCCGCCCCCGGCACTTCAAGGAGACCACACCATGATAAAATTTACAGTCAAAGGCCGGGGACAGTTCCCCCTCGATATGCTCCGCTACGATCGGTGCTTCCCCGAAGACAGCCAGAGCGCATGGAACATGGACGACAGTCGCGTCATGCGCCGCGTCGTTTTGATCAAGCCTGAAGCTGACAATACCTTCGAGGGTCCGACAGTCGAGCGGTGGTCCTCCTTCGGTTGGACCGTCTCTTCCGACGTCGAGGTGATCGGATGAACCCGCTCGACATCCCCGCCTTCATGGACCGTCGCGACGGTCGCAACGCCCACCTCAACGCAGGCCCGACGCGCACCCGCAAGAGCAGATGGAAAACACCGAAGCGTAAGAAGGCAAAACGCAAGGCGCCGACGCGCCCGTCGGGTGCTCAGGTTCGCGCGCTCCTCGACATGGGCTACACCTCGGCCTCCGTCAGCTCGATGACGGCCATGTCTGCCGGGCGCCTGATCGACAACAACGTCTCACCCCACATGAGGAGCAAGTGATGACCCTCCGTATATCTCTGCTGGTGAGCTACCTGTCTGACAAGACAGGCGGCCCGCACGACGACGACGCTATGGCGCGGCTACTCGGCTGGCACCGCAACCCAACTTCCGGGGAGTGCCGTGACGGCAGCGTCCGCTGGTCTCCGCCAGACAGTTGGGGTGGGGGTCCGTGGGGTGCGCCCCTGCCTAAATGGACGACGTCCCTCGATGCCGCGCTTCCTTGGGAGAACATAATCGAAAGCTCGGCCTTCATGCACAAAGGGGGCCGAGTGACGGAATGGCTCGCGCGCCACCGGGACGACGACGGCCACGACCCCTACGCGGTGGGCCTGACGCGCACCCTCGCGGAGCGCAGCGCCGCCATCATGGGAACGCCAGAGCGTATAGTGAAGGGAGCAGTGTCATGAAGATCAATTACGATAAGGACGCGAAGACCGTCCGCTGGCCCGCTCTGCTCGAGCAGCTGTCGAAGCTGACCCGCAAGGAGAAGGAGGGGCTGCTGATGGCGGCGACCACGTACCGCTCCGGCGAGGACAGCTGTAACAGCGTCTACATGGGCAGCATGGCGCACGCCGGGCTGATGCACGCTCTGGGGGGGCGCTACGGGCAGCCCCCCGGCTATTCCGTGCTGATCCCGCCCTCATCAAGCACGATGCTGGACGCGGGTATCAAGAGCGCCATACACACCATCGAGTATATGCTCGCCAACCCCCGTAAGCCGTGCCCCTGCTGCGGGCAGATCATACTGGGAGAGGAGTGATGCTTAGAAAATTCATAGCCAAGATCCGCTTCGCATACGAATACGGCAGCGAGATCCAGAAACAGTTCGACAGGGAGCGGGAGGAGAAAGCCTCCGCCGAGTGGCGGGAGCGGCAGCACCAGCTAAACCTGTGCCGCAAGCACCAGCAGGAAAGCAATCACAGCCATCACGCAGATAGTAACTGCGATTACTGCAACGCCCTGCGGGGCAAGCGGCGCCCGATCGACCACCCCACACCCGAGGGAGAAGAGTGATGAGTGTACGCAACGAGAAGAAGTACAAGACGCGCCGATCGTACCAGCTCGGCTACGACAACGGTTTTTGCGGTGTCATGGACAGACCCGACTGGACGCGCGACGACAGGTGGTCAACCAACTACGACATAGGCTACGCCGACGGCGCGATGGATGCGGCCAGCGAGGCGCGCGAGGCGGCGACGCGCGCCGCCTTGTCGTACCCTTTCGATTGCCTCCGCGAGCGCGTCGGGCTGTCGGTGCAGGACGACGACCTGCGCGAGGTTCTCATAGATCTTATCGACCGCGTCGAGCGGCTGGCAGGAGACGACTGATGGTGTACGACCCGGAGACATACGAGAAACCCATCCGCAACCGGCGTCCGCGCGCCTGCCCCCAGTGTGGCGACACCAACAAATACCGGGAGCGCATCGGATACGAGAAGTGTGAGGCATGCGGCTATTTCGTGGATTATCACCGAGGCGTGGGAAGCGACATCGTCGCCCCCCCGCAAACGTGCCCCACCTGTGGGCAGGTAGCGAAGGGAGGCGACTGATGGCTGACGTGTTCACCGATCACAGGATCGCCACCCGGTGGCCCGACAAGTGGGCCGCCTGCCGGAACAGCAAGGCGCGTAACAACCTCCGCAAACGCTTCCGTATCGAGAACGAGCTGGCGCAGCTGCGCGAGGCGGGTGCCTCATGCGGCAACTGCTCGTCATACCAACGTAACCCCACCATCAAGAAATTCATCTGCGAGGCGGGGTCCGATTTTCATGGCTACCAGTTGGCGTCCGCCGACGGGTTATGCACAGACTGGAGCGAGGCAAAACAAATGGCTAACTTTTTCACCACCGGCGACGCCGTCGTCGTCCACGGTCGCGTCGGCATGCTGGTCTCTCTCGGCTACCGCGAGAGCACCATCAGCTACGGCGCCGACGGCCCGACCGAGATACACCAGACCGGCCTGATGGTTCACGCCAGCACGAAGGAGGTCGAGGCGGCGGGCCTGCAGGGCGTCGGCTTCAATCCAATCCAAGGAGACGACTGATGCGGGGACCGGGCAGAGTAACGAAGGCGGAGATTGCCGCGCAGGCGCACGTCACGGCGACGCCGGAGAAGATCCGCGAGGCCGTCAACAAGATTAAATACCGGCGGTTCATGACTGGCAGCAAGGTGCCGCGCTGCGCCGCCCGCGTCTACGGCCAGTGGTCCGGCGGCGGCCAGTGCCATCACAAGGGTAAGCTACAGACAGGTGGCTTCTCGTGGTGCGGTCACCACGACCCGGACAAGAAGGCACGGGTCCACGCCGCTGAGAAGCTGCGCTGGGATAACTGGACCGCCGAGCGTGACGCGCAGTGGGATCGCAGCGCCCTCCTTGACGACGCGAAGGATGCCGTCCTCTCAGCAGCGCGCGGACACTTGAAGCAGGAGGTGTCGTTCGACGACCTCATGACCGCAACCGAGCGGCTCGTCAACATCGAGGCGACGTCGCCCACAACCGAAGGAGACGACTGATGGAGTACGCACACGTTTGCATATGGCCGGGCGGTGGCAAGGACGAGGAGGAGACCGGCGAGACATGGATAAAGGTCAGCGCCAAGGAGGCTGTCATAATCTCCGACGCACTGGGCGAGCACCATAAGAAATACCCGCGCCGCAAGACAATCGATAAACTGTGGGACCAGTGGACGATGTCCCTACCCTACTTCACCTGAAGGAGATATTTGATGGCTATCAGCAGAGCAGAGCTATTTCACGTTATCGAAGGGATGCAGTGCGTCCTCTATGTCAGCGGCACCTATAAGCAGGCCGACCTCTACCACCGGGCGTCCGAGGTCTACGCCAAGCACGGCTCAGGGTACGTCCGCCTCGAAGCGCGCGGCGGCACGTCGGCGCCGAAGATCCGGTGGATCGACTGCGACGTCGGCGGCGAGGGAGGCAACGGGCCGCTCCTCACCGCCAGTCTCACCGACGACAGCTGGGCCAGGCCGTCGTACAGCGGGGGTGCCAGATGAGCGGGGGTCCGGCGTGCTCCTGCCCGGAGCGTGATGAGCCTATCACCGTCGAGGCGGGATCAAACCGCCCCGCCCGGCTCTGGGTTATATTGAGCTACATGTGCAACCACTCTGCGTTCAACGGCTACCATATGACGTCCAGCGAATACTCCGCCGTCGGCTGCCGTCGTTGTGGCTACATCTGGCGGACGAAAGCGAAGTACGTCGATGATCTGGGCTTCGCGGACGGCTGGCCTCAGAGGGATTACCGTATGAGCGCCGAGGAACTCACGGGGGTGGGGAGATAGCCGCAGGGGCAGGCGAAAATAAACACTTGAAGTATCAGCAGCTGATGACTATATCTGTTGGACGGACACCTCAACCAAGGAGACCACCATGAGCACCCTCACGAAAGCCAAGCTGAACAAGTCCGCCTCTCAGAGCGGCCTCAAACTCGTCAAGGGAGAGGGCTACTTCTACTGGCTCCCAACCGAGTTGGACCTCCCCTCGATCTACGTCTGTCACTTCAACCACATGGACGACAACAGCTGGTGGGACGAACTCAACACCGCAACGCGGTTAAAGGCTGATGCCGACGAAGCGGAGCAGGCAAAGAAGTACAATTTTGATCACGGCTTCGACGCCATAAGCAACACCGATCAGGCTCTTCAGGAGGCTATGAATGCAGCAGCCATGGCTCAGCAGAAGGCCGGTCAGCGTCTGCGTATGCTGGAGGGTGTGCTCGACAGCATCGCCCAGATGACCGACACGCCTGACCTGCATGACCGCATCCAGACGGTCCTGAAGTTCACCGTCGGCACGAAGAAAGCGGAGGACTGAGCATGCCCGCATTTGACAAGGCGTACTCCGCCGTGACCGCACCCGAGGTACTGCCGACATGGACGTGGTGCATCCCCGCCCCCGGCGCCGCGCCCACTGTCATCAGCAGGCATGAGCTGCAGTGCCGCTTCGGCGCGATGTCACAGAACCACGCAGACATGGTGCGGTCCGCTATACTGGATCGCCTGCAGGAAGTGGGCGTTATACAGCGCAGCCGCTACTACGTGACAGAGCCGCAGGCGACATATCGCTACCGCTGCGTCAAGGGTGAGTGGCGCCTGTACGAGAACCCGACGTCCCGCTGGACCGGCTACGATCCCGACTTCTGGGAGGAGGTCCTGACGATCGATGTGCCTCCGCAGATCCTGCTGGCGCACGCGGTTGACACCCAGCAGCCGCTGATATAAATACACTGTCAGTCAGAGAGGTTTGACCAGATGAAATTACTACCCCACCAAATTATTGGCCGCGACTACCTCGCAGGCCGCCAAGGCACCACCTCCGGTCTCTTCGACAAGATGGGCACCGGCAAGACGTTCACCGCCCAGAGCGCCGCCCTGCTCGTCGAGGAGATGATCAACGCCGTGCCGGGCATCATCATCATCGTCCCCCCCATCGCAATGAACATGTGGGTCGAGACGACGATGAACGTCACCGGGTTCCACACCCAGCTCCTGAAGACAGGCACCACCGAGATAAATGAAGACGCTGCCGTCCTCGTCGTGTCCTACGCGATTGCCGTCAAACGTGTCGAGGAGTTGAAGGCGTGGGGTGCCCACATCGTGATCTGCGACGAGGCGCACGCCCTGAAGAATGTCACCGCCAAACGCACAAAAGCCATCCTCGGATCCGGCGGCCTCGTCTCTTCAGTCACGAAGGATGACGGCTGGGCGTGGTTGCTGACGGGCACACCGACGACACGCTGGAATGATGATCTCTTCCCCTTCCTGTGCCACGCCAACCCCGACGGCCTGAAGGAAAAGACAGGCGGCCTGTCGTTCGATAAATTCACCCTGCGCTACACCGTCACCCAGATGAAACGCTACTCCTCGTATCAGAAGTACGCGACGAAGACCGTCGTCGGTAACCTCCGCACGGAGGAGCTGGGTGATGTCGTCTACGGCGGCGACAGCCCGGCGGCGATCAGCCGCTCTCTGGCGGAGGTGTGGGAGGCCATGCCGCCCCTGACGCAGACCGAGCTGCCGATCGGCCTCTCGATGACACCTGAGCTGAAGGATGCGCTGGGCGCCCTCCGCAAGATCCCCGCAGACCAGATCGACGCCCTGGCGAAGCGACAGGATCCTGTCCTCGCGACGATCCGTCGCCTGATCGGTGAGGGCAAGGTAAAAGCCTTCGCGCAGATTGTCAGCGAGCTGATCGAGGATGGCAACGGCCCCGTCCTGATTGGCGGGTGGCACACGTCAGTCCTGCACGGGCTGAAGACATTACTGCCGACGTTCGAGATCCTCGACGGATCCACCTCCGCGAAGAAGCGCACAGAGATCGAGCGTGCCTTCAACGCCGGTGAGTTGGACGGCATCATCGGGCAGATCTCTGCCATGGGCGTCGCGATCAACCTGCAGCAGGGCGGCAACCGCGTCGAGGTGATCGAGAGCGACTGGTCACCGGCGATTATGGATCAGTTCTACGCGCGGCTGTACCGCATGGGTCAGGAGCGGCACGTCCACATCAACACGTACCGCCACGACAACCAGATCGACGACGCGCTGTCGCGGATCTCGGCGACGAAGGCGGCGGAGCACGCGAAGCTCACCGGCGCCTCCGATCGCAACCTCGACCACCTGATGGAGACCGCATCATGACCCAAGAGAACCAGACCTGCGCCGAGTGCGGAATATTATTCAGCGCCCCGTCGCCCTACATCGCCGCCCGGCGAAAAGACGGCGACGCATTTCATTGCCCCAACGGTCACTACCTCACCTTCGGCGAAGGGGAAACCGAGAAGCTCCGGCGCGAGCGCGACCGCCTGAAGCAGAAACAAGCCGAGCTGCATGACCGGCACCGGGAAGACCTCGACGCCGAGCGCCGCCGCACCGCCGCCGCGAAAGGGCAGGTCACCAAGATGAAGAGGCGGAGCGCCGCCGGTGTCTGCCCCTGCTGCAACAGAACCTTCAAGCAGCTCGCCGCGCACATGAAGAACCAGCACCCGAGTTTCAGTGAGGCCGCGTCATGACGGATCCGGCAGACGCCCTCTACGAGGCCGCCAAGCGGCACGCGCGACCGAAGTACCCGAAACCACCTAAAAGCGTACCCTATGTTTTACCGAGGCCGCCTGCAAAGGCGAAGGCGCTCCGGGGTCCATCCCCTCGCCCGAGGCGGGCGCGTAACCGGTATATAGTTTCGCAGTACATGGCGGGGCGCACACAGGCGAGTATTGCCCGGATGCTGGGGATATCCACTGCGCGCGTACAGCAGATATGCGCCAAGGCGGTGAAGCAGGTTCCCCAGCAGCTACGCATACTCAACCTCAAAGTAGTCAACTCGGCAATCGTCGACGCCTCGCAACCCGGAGACATTCGAGATCAGGGGGTAGGTAGTGTTGACTATCAGCGCCTGACCCACCACATCATAGCCCTACCCGCCATGTACGACGACCTGTCCCGCTATCAGCGCGCGGTTGTCCGGCAGGAGTATATCAAGCGCCAAGACGGTATGTGCTTCTGGTGCGCCTGCCGTCTCGACGCGGACCCGCCTGCGCGTATCGCAAACACTCTTATTCACTGGGACCGGTTCCCGAAGGGGTTCCAGAAGCACCCCATACATCTCCAGCACGACCACGATACGGGCCTCACTGAGGGTGCCGTCCACTTCCGGTGCAACGCCGTCATGTGGCAGGAGCACGGGCGATGAAAGTATTCATATACGGCGACGAGCCGCACGGCCCCCTGCCGACCGAGGCCCTCGAGTTGGACCGGGAGAACCGGTACCAGCTGAGTGTCCTGCAGGGCATCCTGCTCGGTCACTACACCGACGGCGCCGGTGGCATTGGCCCCGACTTCATGTACATGGCTCACGAGCTTGTGGGCGAACTTCAATTTTAATTGACTATCAGCGCCTGACCCGTCATAACAGCAACCCAGCACGAGGAGACCACAAGTGACCATCCAAGAAAACGTAATCACCGGAATGACCATCATCGACGCCGAGCGTGCCTTAGACCCGGAGAAGCGCCGGGCGTGGATCAACGCCAGCGAGGCTTACACATGTATCCGCCGCCAGTGGTACATGAAGCACCAGCCGGAGGCGGAGGAGCCGCAGGAGTGGGGCTACGCCCGCCGGGGGCACGCAGGAGAGCGGTACATCACCGAGGCTCTCGCACGCACCAACCTGCCGATCGAGCACACCGGCGACGAGCAGCTCAGTCTGCAGGACAAGGCGACCTTGAACTCAGCGACGCCGGACGGTGTCATCAACTACGGCGACCACGTCATCGTGCCGGAGTTCAAGACGAGCGATCCGCGCACGAACAAACGCAACCTGCCCCAGGCCAAGCATGTGAAGCAGCTGCAGATCGCGATGGAGCTGATTGATAAGAGCGATGAATACAAAGGCAAGGTCCGCTCCGGGATCCTCACCTACATGGATGCATCAAACTTCGACGACATCATCGAGTTCCCCATCGATCGCGACCGGAACATCCTGACCGAGACGCATGATCTGCGCGGCAAGAAGATCATGCGTACCAAGAAGGTCGACCGCCTCGACCGTGAGGGCCTGACGAAGGACGGCGGTAAGGAGTGCCGGACGTGTGCCTTCCGCCTGACATGCGGCGTGACGGAGATCGATGCGGCGCCTCGCAAGAGAGGCAACAAAGGATCCAAGTTCGACGCCGTCGCCATCGAGTACCTGCAGATAAAAGAGAACGGCAAGGCAGCGGAGGATCGCCTCGCCGAGCTGAAGCAGCAGATCCTCGAGGAGCTGGCGAAACGCAAAACAACGAAATTCAATGTCGGTGATATCGAGGTATCAATCACCACATCGGTGTCCAAACGCTTTGACAAAAAAGGCGCGAAGGCAGCGGCGAGCGACGTGGGTCTCGACCTCGAGATCTACGAAATATCGGGGGCCGCCTCGACGACCCTCAATGTGAAACGTGTAACGTGATCCTGAAGGAGGACATTTCAAATGAACGCACTCACAGCCCACCTCAAAACGGCCAACCTCCCGGCACTCTCGAATGCCGACATGGCCGCCGCTCTCTCCACCACGTCGGACGAGCAGTCCACAGGCAGTGGTGGTAACGTCAACTACCTTACCTTCTCCGGTAAATCCGGCATCTACGCCATGGGTAAGAACAAGGACGTTGTCGACCCGGAACAGCGGTTCATCATTGAGCCGCAGACATTCCTCGAAGGCCACATCTGCTGGAAGGGCAGCAAGCCGATCGAGCGTCACGAGTGGTCGATCTACACGCGCGATCGCGACAGCATCGACGAGGACACCCTCAAGGACCACGGTCCCTACAACGAGAAGAAGGGCGAGGGTTGGTCGAGGCTGCTCGGCTTCGGTATGGTGCAGTGCTCTGCGATGCACGAGAACGTGAAGTTCACCCTGTCGAGCATCTCCGGTCGCAATGCGTTCTCCGACATGATGGCGCAGATTGCCGCCCGCATGGGTGCCGGTGAACCTGAGCTGCCCGTCATCACGCTCGCCGCTGTCGTCTTCGACGACAACGGTAACCAGAAGCCGGTCCTCAATGTCGACGCGTGGGTGACCCGCGACGAGGTCAACGCGTACCTCGATGCGGATGTCGACTACGACCTCGGTGCGCTGATCGACGGAGATGACGTGCCGAAGGCGAGCAAGAAGCCTGCGGCGAAGAAGAAGCCTGCGGCTAAGAAGCCTGCGGCGAAACGGGCACGCAAGTAGCCTGACAGAATTAGGCCCCGCCGATCTCTCGGCGGGGCCTAGTTCTTTAACGGGTCACATGTACACAGGATTTGGGGAGGTTTGACGCATTATGAGTACCAAGAAATACGCGATACTGTCAACCAAGAAGGCGCTGACGACCGCCATCGCTGCGTTAGCGCGGTCCGGCCCGGCTGCGCTCGACTTCGAGACCACCTCTCTGTACCCAAAACACGGCAAGGTCCGCCTCGTCACCCTCGCGAATAAGAGCCGTCGATACCTCGTCGACTTCAACCGGATCCGGGGGGGCTTCAAAGCATGCGCCCACCTGTTCGAGGCGCGCGGCATCTGGGTTGTCTTCAACGCCGGGTTCGAGCTGAGTTGGTTCCACGACGCCGGGACGGCGCCGGTCATCTGGGATGTCGCCTACATCCGCAAAGCCATCCTCGGCGGCGGATCCTACAGCCTGAAGCAGCTCGTCCTGTGGGATCTCGACATCGAGATGAATAAGGAGGAGCAGCGGTCGGACTGGTCCGTCAAGAAGCTGACGAAGTCGCAGCTCGACTACGCCATGGATGACAGTGTCCACACATGGTCCCTGTACGAGCACTGGTCCGCCCAGTGCGACGAGGGCCGCTGGCGCGCCTTCCATATGATCAACAATATGGTCCCGGCGGTGATGGAGATGCAGACCAACGGAATGCTCCTCGACGCCGACCGGCACGATAAGCTCGTCGCCAAGTGGGTGGTGGTGCAGCAGGAGAAGATCAAACTCATCCGCACGCTCGTCGGTGACGACGAGGTCGCCAACATAAATTCGGACATGCAGTGGTCGAATTATTTTGCCACCAATATGCCGGACACGTTCCTCGGCGGTTGGCCCCGCACGGAGAAGACCGGGCAGCTGTCGATGAAGTCAGAGGTCCTGCGTATGCTCGCCGGTACCGTGCCGGACACTCCCCTCGAGACATTCTTCGATGGTCTGGCCGACTACAAGAAGATCTCGAAGTACATATCGAGCTTCGGCTACAACCTGTCGACCATGGCCCGGCTGGCCGACGATGGCCGGATCCACGCGCGCTACAACATAGGTGCTGCCAAGACGGTCCGCTTCTCGTGCTCCGGTCCCAACCTGCAGCAGACACCACGCGACAATGAGCTACTCGGCGAGGAGACCAGCGTCCGCACGTCGTTCGTCGCGCAGATCGTCGAGGAGCGGAAACGCCAGATTGCACGCGTTCTCGCCTCCCTCGATTACAGCGGTATCGAGATGCGGATGCTCGCCCTGCTGGCCGACGATCCGCAGCTGATGGATGACATCCTGAACGGCGATGTTCATTCCGAGGTCGCCGCCGTCATCGCCGGTAAACCGATCGACAGATCCACGACGGCGGGCAAGCGCCTGCGGCAGGCGGCTAAGGGCGTCTCCTTCGGCATCATCTACGGCGCCGGTGCCAGCGGCCTCGCCTCCACGATGCGTACCAGCGTCGGCAAGGCGAGTGGCTACATCGACTTCTGGGCCGATCGCTATCCCCGCGCGTTCGATTACCGCAACATTATGATGGCGGAGGCGCAGGCGTCGCGCTACATCCGCGTCGTCGACGGCGGCACCATCTACATGGGCAAGAACCCGGAGATGCCGAAGTGCGCCAACTACCCGGTGCAGCGCGCCGCACTGTCGTGCATCGCGTTCGCCATCACCCGGCACAAGAACACCCTCGACGAGCAGCGCGCCGCCGGTAAGCTGAAGGGCACGTTGTTCCTGTCGAACATCCACGACGCCCTGATCGACGAGACGGAGAAGCGAGACGCGCCCCGCGTGCTCCGCCTGATGGATGCGGACATGACCGCAGGCTACCTCGACGTGTTCCCCGATGCGCCCATCGACAAGCTGGTCGAAGGCGGCTACGGCCCCAGCTGGGGCGAGCTGGAATAAACCCCAACAAGGAGATTGAGCGATGAGCGAACGTATGGACAACGCGATGCTGCTGGGAGAACGCTGCTGGGCGCGCGCTATGGAGGCGTCCCCTGCTTTCGTGGCGCAATACCTCGCTGTGTCGGAGGCGCTCCTCCTGAGCCAACCTGACGTGACCGGCGACCTGTTTAAACGGGCATGCGACCTCTCACAGATCCGCCTGCCTGACGGCCTGCACCACAACGTCTGGGTCTCCGGGCCTAAGTCTCTAAAATCGATCGGGTGGATCGAGGAGATCGACACTGTCATACCGACGTCACCCCATAACCACATGCGATCCGTGACGCGCTGGCGCAGCCTCCTGTATACGTCCCCTTGACATCAGCTGCTGACACACTATATCTATGTGTACAGCAACCCGCAGGAGAGAGACCATGGAGACCAAGACCCTCAAAGCCCACCAGATCTGGCCCGGTATGCAGATCGCCGGTCGCGAAGCCTCTGGCCGCGTCAGTGAAGTAGGCCACGGCCCCGGCGAAGGTGAGCTGCGGATCCGCTTCACGCACAGCGTGGACGACATGATCTGCGCCACCGACCGCAACCTCGTAATCGTGAAGGAGTTCTGAGATGGAAAATTCATTTGAGACCGCAGTAGACGCCATCCGCTTCATCACCGGGGGCAAGGCCCTCTTCACGATGCAGTCGGAGAAGACCGGCGCGCACTTCACCTTCAAGGTCTCCCAGAAGGATGACGACGGCACAGCCTCGCCTTTCTTCGTCAACGTCCTGAGCGGCACCGACAACACCGACTGGCAGGCGTTCACCTTCATCGGCCACATCAAGGCAGACGGCCAGAGCTGCCTGATCGCCGGTCGTAAAGGTAAGCCCGACGCAGCCAGCTTCAAAGCCTTCAGCTGGGCGTGGGCGCACCTCAACCGGGGAAGCATCCCCGAGGGCCTCTCGATCGCCCACGAGGGCCGCTGCTGCCGCTGCAACCGCGTCCTGACCCACCCCGAAAGCATCTCGAGCGGCATCGGCCCCGAGTGTGCAAAGAAAGGAGCCTGAGATGCATATCTTCACGAACAGGATCTACAAAAACCGTGACGGAAAAATAGTTGTGATTACCAGCACCGAAGGCCGGGATCCGTACCCGGTCATAGGCTACCTCGGGGACGCCGTATGCCCTATGGTGTGGACGCGTGAGGGTAAATTCAACACCGAGCTACGTCATCGGCATGACCTGACCGAGGTTACACACGCGGAGCGTTTAATGGCGGAGTACTTTGACACGGGGGGTTCTGCCACCGCGCGGGGCGCTATGGAGGTCTTGCGCTCCGCAGGTATGCTGAAGGAGGGCCAGTGATGGCTCCGCGTAGAGGCAGGCCACGGTCGACGGTCGCCCATGGCGAGCCGGTGGCACCTACGGCGCGCCTCTCTGTCCCTGATGTGGCCTTCGGTGGGGGCTTTGGTGGTACCGTCCCTATCACGGCTACCGAGATCCGGGAGCGGAGGGCCGCTCAGGAGACCGGCGCCACAAACCCCGTCATCGGGTATCTTGTAGACCGCACCGTGGAGGTGCTGGCGGATCACGGCAGTGAACTCACTGATGACGTGCATCGGTTACCCAACCGGCTGCTCGACGAGAACCCTGAGATTGATGACCAGCCTACGGGCGGAAAGGGATAGACGATGGAATATTGTTATTCAATTAATGGGGAAGATTATGAAGGTCGCGAGGAGGATCCAGACATGGCGTTCCAAGTGGCTATAGATGACCACGATTTACAGCCGGGCGATACGGTCTATATCGCGGCGGTTGATGGGTGCACAATGAAAACATTTGCCCTGCATCACTCCCATATTATCGATCAACTTAGGGACCATGCATGTGATTTTGTAGGTGAACATTCCTCGAATTGGCTGGGTAATGTTTCCACCGAAGCGGGGAAAGACCTACAAAATCGGGTAGCTGACACCCTGGACGGATGGGCGACCGAACATAATTTACAGCCGAATTTTTACCGGGCGGAGAACCCTGTTATTCGTACTGTCCGCACCACAGACGGAAAGGAAACGCCATGAAGATAATTGACATACCCCTGATGGCGCTTGCCGCACTGGCACTCTGGGCGCTGGTGAACATCGCACCGGCCAACGCGGCACCCATCACCGGCATATTCAACATGACCCGCGACGGCGATCCGATCCCGCTCTACAGCGGCGCGATATCTATTGAACAGTCGCTGATCGTCGGCCCGTCAGCCGCCGCCAGCAATACGGATATTGGCGTCAATCTCTGGTCCGATAACACTGGCCCGCTGAAATTGATAAACACGTCATTCGGCGGCGCGTATTTCACCATCGACAGCGGCTTCTTGAGTTTCGTCACTGTAAACTCGTTCGCATGGCTGGGTGCAACCCGGTTCCTATTCGACACGGCGGGCGGTTGGACATCACAGCCGGGTGACAGCGGTACATACTGGATCGCTCAAGGTGTCACCGCCGTGCCCGCACCGGGCGGAGCGTGGATACTGGCTGCGGGGCTTTGGATTGCGCTGATGTACGCCTTTTATCGGACCACGACAACCCGGGGAAAACGGTGATGCCTGATACACATCGCACCACAGGCATCACAGATGTTGATTGGCTCGACGCAAAGGTACTTGAACTAAGCGACCGCATCGAACAGCTAGAGGCGGATAAAGTGGAGCTTGAGCGAAAGCTATTAGTTTGTAGCTATGAGTGGGACAACGTCCACAATCGTCTCACTCTAATACGGTCCAAGAAAGATGAACTGATAGAAATTATCGACGGACCGACAGGGGCAGAAGCACTGGAACAGGAGAAACCTAATGGGTGAAGTACGTGACGAAATAAGCCGTATCCTTGACAAGCAGGACGCCAAAGGCATTCGCAAATACGGCGGAACGCTAGACAATACCCGCCCGACTGAGGCCGAATTAATTCAGCACGCAATTGAGGAATGCGCCGACATGCTGCAATATCTTGTGGCTCTAAAGTTGCAGGTGGAACAGGAGAAACCAGAATGAGCCGTAATAAAGTAGCCGAATTGAAGGAGACGCTGGCTCATAACTCACGTCTGCACGCTGACATCTGCGCGAAAGATCGCCGCATCGAACAGCTAGAGGCGGCGCTGAAAACTCTTTGCTTCCACTGGGACCAGATGCTCAACAACCTAGATGATGGTGAAGAATTTGAAGCAAGGGAAGCCGCGCGCGCCGCGCTCGAATAGGAGAAACCAGACTGCCCCACCACAACCAAAGGAGACTAGCTATGGCGAGAGATCTGAACCACATGTCGCACGGGCACGCTACCCTGCAAGACGAGGATCTGCTACAGATCGAAAGCGAGACGTCCGGGCTTGGTGGCCTGCACCGGGTTCTCGGGGAACTGCAGTTCCTCCGGGATACAGCGGACAAGACCGAAAAAGAACTGCACACTTACCTGAGAGGAGACTAGCTATGGGACTGACCAAAGCAGAGCGTGAAGAGCGCGAGAAGGCCAAGCAGCACGCCAAGAGGCAGGCGCAGCACCTCGAGCGATCACGGAGTTCCGGGTTTAAGAAGATCTCGTTCACCGTGCCCGAGGAGGAGGCCGAGAGCGTACGGAAGTACATCAAGCGGCGACGGCAGAAATGGCGTAGCCTGTAAACACGAAAAACCCGGCGAGGATCTCGCCGGGTTTTTTATTACTTTAGAAGCGGGTGAGGCGCCGACAAGTCGGAGATAGCGCCCCCCCCAACCGCCGACCGGACGGCGGATCCCTGAAGTGGTAGGCGCCCCTACCCCTCGGCGTCTCCGTTGTCTTTTTGTTTTCGCTTGATAAGTGATCTGCCTACGCTCTCGGTCAGCCCGCCGCCGAAGTAGAAGATGACGATCGAGAGCATGATCTCCCCGATGTAGAACGCCTTCAGCACATCGTAGATGTCTGCGACGTTTCCGTACCCAGAGAGCACGCACCCGAGCACCAGAAAGAAACTGAAGATGAAGGTGAACGAGAACAGCAGGGCAAGATACCGCTGCGCGATCTTGAACGGCGCATAGGCCTTCATCAGGTCGATCTTGGCCTTGGTCTTGCTCTCGCGGATCTCGGTATCAGTTTCCCAAGCATCGTCAATAAGCTCGAGGCCCTTCTCGATGATTTTGTCGCCACCGAGGACTTTCATAATAGTGGTGAACATCGTCTATCTCCTCATTCTGAAGTGTGGGGGTCTAGCTCAATCGCCCGTTTTCAGCGAGCGGAGGTCGATCCGTAGTGCGGTCATTTCAGCCTGCAGCTCGTTATTACGGCGCTCGCATTCAAGGTTGTCTCTCTGCAAGCGGTCGCACCGCTCGGTCAGGGTGTTCATGCGTAGGATGAGGTCGGCGCGGAACTTAGCCTCGCTCGATGACAAGCTGTCCCGCACCTCGCCAATCGTTCGACGACGACGGTACATCGCTAGGACAAGTGGGACCGCAACGCCGGTAACCAGTGCCGCCGCAATCGGCCCTGATATATTCTCCTCAATCCAGCCAGTCATGTGGTTCACCAGTATATAGAACTAAGGAGTGGATGCCGGTCGCGACAGCAAGAACAAAATAAGTTCCTTGCCCGGTCAACGATCCGCCCGACGAGAAGAACGAGACAAAAACAAACGACCAGAACCCGCACGCAAACATATGAGCATGGTGCCGCTTCCAGTCCCCGACTGTGACGAAGCTCAAAGAGTTTGACAACCAGTAGGATGTAAAGACCAGCAACGCCACGGCGCCGTACGCCCATAGAGGTAAGAGCTGCTCCATATATTGATGCACGCGGGCGACAGGCGCTGGATCGGGGAGAAGGTCTAGTGCCCAGAAGAACGCCACCCAGCCACTGATTAGATCCACCGGACGGGTAGCACATTGGTTCAACCACCAGCCGCCAAATTTCCTCACGCTGCACCCACTAGCTCGGGCCAACTATTGTAGATGTCGTAAGTGATAATGGCCTCCCCGGTGAGCGCCTGAAGCGCAGTGGTGTGCATCTCCTCGACAGTGTAGCAGTTCTGAACATACATCAGAACCATGGTCCACGCCCCTTCAAGGGTGGGCTTGTCTATGCGGGCGAATGCGCCGTTGGACACCTTGAATGGCACGGTGGGCGGGGTGCCGGAAGCAACCATATCAAACCCATCAATCGCGTGCTTGAGCGCGGTACGATCCCCGCGTCCGGACGGCACCAGCAGGCCATTAAACATGACACCGGCAACCTCGACTGCCCACCTGTGAGCCGCCAGCTTCTCGAGTTGAGCGGCGAGCAAGATGGCGTCGTCCTTCAGCAGCGGGCTGGGGTAGCTGCGATCGACCGCGCTGCCACTATCGGTGTCTAGAGAGCCACCGGCACTCCAATTGGGATCGTTGGGCGGGGCATCAAAGAACGCCCGGTAGCCATTAGCGTTCTGCCAATCGGCGGGCATGGCGACAACGCGCTGACTACCGACATACTCCTTCATCCAACCGCCTTGGCTGAATATGCGCGCAACAGGCAGCGCGAAAACTCCCGGCGATGTCTCTGTCAGCTTGCAAAATTTCATCGTCTGTTTCCCTATCTTGCGTTGGAGTGTTTGAAATCTTCGGATAGGAACGCCCAAGTCAAATATGGAGCGCCCGATACATTGTTGCCTGTTGCGTCCCGTACCTTCACGCCAGCGGCCAAGAAATCTATGTTGTTCGCCGTGCTAGTCTCTGCGGCAGGATCATTGAATTGGCTCTGGTTGATGACTTGGTTTTCCGGGTCCGCCTGATCGTTCCATGTGTAATGCCCGCCCGCCGAACCGGAGATACGCTTCGAGCTGTAGAGGCTTGGCTTCCCGTTCATATGGATAAACGGGCCTTCATCCAGACCGTTACCCTCGTATTCACTCAGGTCAAAGAACCCTTCCGTCTCTGGGATTACGAGATACCAGATCGTATCGGTGGCCTCGCCCGTGTCAATGTCGAAGGCGTTGGCGGTCACGTTCTTGATAGCAGCGTCAGTCGTCTCCACCGTTGTCGCATCGAGATAGACCAGCTTCCCGCTTGTCAGGCTTGGGTGGTACATATGACGGGAGCCACCAAGTTCATGGAAAAGAATTATCAACGCACGCGCATTGCCTGCGTTATGTGTAACGGTCGTGTCCGCCCCGTTC